TAAAAAGGAGAAAGATAATAAATAATAAAATTATTAAAAATAAAAAGTTGGTGTTGTATATATGTTAGTATTACATAAAGATATAAAAATAATTATAAAAAATGATAAAAAATTAGTAGAAATAAGAACTAAAAATTTAAAAAAACAAGAATATCTAAAAAACACAATAGATAAATTAGAAAAAAGATTTCCTGATTTTTCATTTTATGTAACTTTAGATTCTAAAATTCAAATAAATAATGTTGAAACTACAGATTTGACAAATTTATCTAATCATATAAAACAAAATATTAAATCAGTATTTCAATTAAAAGAATTTGAGTCTAAAAAAACCAGAAATGAAAAATATAAAAATTCATTTTTGTTTGAGATTCCAGATAAACAAAAAACATTAAAAGGAATTATGTTTACAGAAACTCCAATGTTTTTTAAAAATGAATTATATTATTTAGTTACAGGAAGAATAGAATTAGGAAATTCAGCTTATATTAGTAAAAGTGAAAAAAAACTAGGAAAAGAAATTGATTATCAACTAATAATTAATGAAATATCCGAAATAGAAGTAGAACAAGAAAAAGAACATTATGATACTTCAAGAGCAGAACTTCATTGTCATACTATGTATTCTAAAAATGATGCTTTAAGTTCTCCAGAAGATTATTTAAAAGCTTTTAATTCAAATAAATGCCATGCTATGGCTATAACTGATCATGGTTCAGTGTTTGGATTTATTCCTTTTGTAAATCAATTAAAAGGAAAGACTGATAAAAAATTAATTCTCGGAGCTGAAATGTATGCTGTTTCTTTAAATGAATATAATAAAACAATTCAACAAAAAATAAATGAATTGAACCAAAATGATAATTCAAATGAAATAGATAAAATAAATTTTGATATAGAAGAACAAGAAAATAATTTAAAAGAACTTAGAAAAGAAAGAGATGAATTTAAAAGATATTCTTCAAGAAAAACAATTTCAGAAGAAGAAAAATTTGAAGCTTTAGAAAAATATAATGAGAAAGTTCTAGAGATAAAAAATTGTACAGAAAATATAAAAGAATTAAAAGAAAATGTAAAAAATATACAAGCTAAATCTTTACTGAAAACAAAAGAAAAAGAACAATTAGAAAATAATTTAAATTCTACTAACAATATAGATAGGGACCACTTGATTTTATTATTAAAAACTCCAGATGAAGAAATTGATTATCATGGAGAAAAATTAAAAATAAATAAAGGTTTAGTAGAGTTATATAAAATAATTACAAAATCATATACTAATTATTTTTCTACTCCAACTGAAGCTGATAAAAAAATGTATGGTAAAAGACCTGTTATTCCTTATGAATATTTATTTCAACCAGAAATAAGAAAGCATTTTATAATTACTTCAGCTTGTGCTTTTGGTAAACATATGAAATTAATAATAGAAGGAAAAGAAAAAAAATTTAGAGAATGGATAAAAAATCTAGATGCTGTAGAAATACACCCTTCTTGGAATAATATATTTATGGTTGAACATAAAGATTTCAAAAATATAAAAACGGAAGAAGATGTTTATGCTTTACATAGAAAAATTTATAAAATATGTAAAGAAGAAGGAGTTCCTTGTATTATAGTATCAGATGCTCATATCACTTCTAAAGAAGATAGGATTTTACGTTCTAATTTTAAAAATGGATACATTCATTTAATATTAAATAATTTTTCAAAAGGTGATGAACAAAGAACTTCTACTGATGAAGATTTTAATATAGAAACTCAACCTTATGTAATGTCTTATAATGATGTAATAGAAGATTACACTAAACAAGGTTTTACTTTAGAAGAAATAGAAGAAATGCACAATAATACAAATAAATTAGCTGAACAATGTATAAATGGTTTTGATATAACTATTTTGCCAAATAAATTATTTCTTCCAGAATTTCCAAATATGAACTCTAAAGAAGAAATGCCTAAAATGGTATGGGAAGAAGCAATAAAAAAATACAGTAAAGATGGAACTAAAGAAACAATAGACAAAAAAATAAAAGAAAGAATTGAATATGAATTGGAACTTACAAAAGAATCTGGTTTTGAAACTCTCTATATGTTAGCTTATAAATCTTGTAGAGATTCAGAAGAATTAGGTTATATTGTTGGTTCAAGAGGTTCTGTAGGTAGTATGATTATAAGTAATTTACTTAAAATAAGTGAAGTGAATCCACTTGATAGTCATTATTATTGTGAACATTGTCACAACATAGAATGGTATGAAGAAGAAGGAAAAACAGGTTTAGATTTACCAGATAAAACATGTCCTATTTGTAGTAACATAATGAAGGGTGATGGAGTATCAATAGAATCACATAACTTTGTTGGTTGGATTGAAAAAGATGAGAATGGAAAAATAATGAAAACAAAAATACCAGATATAGACTTGAACCTCTCTGAAAATGTACAGTCTAGCGTTCAACAAAAAGTAATAGATTTATTTGGAAAAGAAAATGCAATTAAATCTGGAACACAACAAATATATCAAGAAGATGCTTTAAAAAATGATATATTTAGAAATATACCTAACATACAAGAAAAAGTAAAAAACGAAGAATTTGATATAGATTTCTTTGCTAAAAATATACATACAATGAGAACTACAGGTTCACACCCTGGTGGAATATTAGTAAAACCGAATGATATACCTTTTGAATTTGTAACTCCATTAGTATATGTATCAGATGACGGAAAGAAAAAAGAATTATCAAGTTTTTGTGAATATCATGAGATTGATTTGGTCTCTTTTTATCTGCAAAGATAAAAAAACAACTACGTGAACCTATAAAAATAGGGTGTATAACTTACATTTAATATGGAACAATAGGAAATGATTGTTTGAAGTTATGCTAACAGGGAACAGCTTTAGAATCCTGTGGTAAGTATTCAAAAATATTCAAAAATTGAAAATAAAATAAAAAAATCATATATTAGAAAAAAATACTATGGAGGTTTCTAATATATGATAACCATTTATAAAATAACAAATATGAAAAATAATAAAATTTATATTGGGCAAACTAAAAACTTTAAAGAACGGATTAGAACTCATAAATACAGAGGAACTATTCCTAATAAAATTTGGGAAACGTCAACATTCTATTCAGATATTAAAAAATATGGCTTTGAAAATTTCAAAACAGAAATAATTAAAAAAACTAATTGTGATAAAGAAGCTGACTTTTTAGAAATTAAATATATAAAAGAATACAATAGTATTGAGCCTTATGGATATAATGTTTTTAGTGGTGGTAAAAGTAAAGGAACTAATTCCAGTTTAAATTTTAAAGAAAAAGTTTCAAAAAGTAGAAAAGAATCAGATAAAATAAAAAGAGTAAAAATTTATGAATGTAATTACAGCTTGGAGATTATAAAAATTTGGGAAAGTAAACAAAAACTTTTAAAAGAGAAAAATATTTTTATCCCTTACAAATTTTCAAAAACTCAAAAATGGTTAAGACATAACGATAATTTTTATTTTAGAAATATTAAAGATATAAAGGATTTAAAACAAAAACAAATAGTCCTTTTTGATAAAAATGGGAAAGAACTCTCATTTAAATATACAACTATGGAATATGAAAGAGAAGGTTTTTGTAATGTAGTTATCGGATTAATTTTAAAAGGTAAACAATTAACTTTGAATGATGGAAAATTTTTTCTATTTAGAAAAGATTCAACAGAAAAAGAAATAAAAAAAAGAGTTAATTATAAAAATCCTAAAAAAATCAAAAAAATAATTTGTAATTTTGAAAATGGTGAAAAAATAATTTTTAATAACACTACAGAATTAGCTAATAAATTAAATTTAAATAGACAAATGGTAGCTAGATTTTGTAAAAGAAAAGAAAAATATAAAAAATATTTTTTTGAATATTTAAATGAATAAAACTTAACAGACTATCAAAAACTATAAAAAGCCGTTTAGGATTAAGAGTGATATACTTATTAACTTTTGAAAATAAGCTAGTTTAAAAAACTAGACGAAGTGAGTAGAGTACAAAATAAGTGAAATTCTTATTTTGGAAGTGCGTAGTAAACCATAATTATTATGGAACAGAAGATATAGTCGAATTAAAGCGAATCAGTGTTAATAAAACTTGATATGTTAGGGCATTCAGATCCAACAATGTTAAAAGAATTAAAGGATTTTACTGGATTTGATTTTAAAGAAATAAGATTTAATAATCCAGTTTTATATGATGGAATATTAAATAAAGAAGTTATAGGATTAAAAGAAAAAGAAGATTTATATCCATTTCCATCTAATACAATGGGTATTTCCGAAATGAATTCGGATTTTACTATGAAAACATTAAGTGAATTAAAACCTAAAAATATGTTTGATTTAATTGCTTTTAGTGGGTACTCACACGGGACCGCAGTTCTTGAATGTCAAATGCCATATATCAAACAAGGTTTTAAAACGCAAGATTTAATACCATATAGAGATATAATCTTCAAACAATTAACTCAAAAATATGGTTTTGAACCTAAAGAAGCATTTACTATTTCAGAATCTGTAAGAAAAGGAAAAGGTATTGAAAAGTGGAAACAAAAATTATTAAGCAATTGTCCAGAATGGTATGTTGAAATACTTAATACTATTAAGTATCTTTTCCCACAGTCCCACGCAACAGCCTATATTATCAACGCTTTAAGAATATTTTATTATAAAATTTATTATCCACAAGCTTTTTATGCTTCAGCAATAAATAGATATGGTATAACAAATACTTCAAATAATACTTTTGATTATATAAAATTTTATAATGAAACAAATACATTAGAAGATTTATATAAATATCATTCTTATGCAAAGCATCAAAGTGATAATGAAGTAAAAGTAAAAAATAATATCCGTATAGCAAATTTAATATGGGAAATGAAATTAAGAGGATTTGAAATAGTAAAACCTAATTTTTCATCTAATTCAATTGCTTGTTCACCAGATAAAAAAGACAAAAACAAAATATTAATGCCTTTATCTTCAATTGCTGGAGTTGGAATTGAAACTGCAAAATTAGTAGAATTAGCATATAAAAAATATGGTGATGTATTGTTTGATAAAACAAGAGAAGAATTAGAAGAATTAAAAATTGAAAAAGATGGTAAAAATGTAAAAGCTTTTGGAAAAAAGTTTTTAGATGGATATTTTGGAGTGCAGGAATAAAAACCTGCACTTTTTATATTAATTATTAATTAAAAAGGAGAAAAAATGAAATATAGTTATTTTGAAGCTAAAAAAAGAGAAATGAAATTTATAGATATTTTTTCTAAAGAACAAAACCATATATTCGAAATAGAATTTAAAAATCTAAATAATGATTTTAAAGGAATAGAAACAATAAAGAAAACCATAACTAATAAAAAAATATTGATAGAAAATATAAATTCAATAAAAGAAAAAATATTAGAAAAATTAGAAATAACTGAACATCAAGATATAGTTTTTTGTTATAGATATTTTAATTTTTATCCAAAATATTACAATTATAATGTAAAACGTTTGGTTTTAATGCCAATATTAAAATCTAAAGAAAATTATTATAAAACTAATGCTTTTTTTAATGAGTTTGAATATGAAAAAGAAGGTGAATCATCTTATGAATATTATGATTTTGACGAATTGCAAAATGTTATTCAAAAATATAAATATAAAAAATTTGATGCAGAAAAAATAGCAAATGAAATAATTTTTGATTTAATAGATGATAGTAATATAGCACTATGGAATTATGAAATAGAAAATTTAGATAAAGGAATGAATTTTAAATTTTATGAATGAAAGGAATAAATATGAGTATATATAAATATTTTAAAAAATCTTATCCAGAAGGCATATTACTTGAGAATGAAGCAAAAATAACTACATTTTTTGGTAATTTAGATTTTGAAAATAATTTTGACTTATTTATAAGAGTAGAAAATAAAAATAAAATTATTTTTTATAAAGTTTTTGATTTCTATAAAGAAAGTGAAATTAAAGTAAAAATAGTTGAAAAAAACGAAGATAAATATATAGTTAAAGATAAAAAAATAAATGTTTCTGATTATACCAAAAAAGTTATATTCACTGTTATTAAAAACTATATAAAATGCTATAATTATATTAAAGAGATTATATTAGAAAATTCAACAGAAATTTACTAGGAGGAAAAATGAAAAAAATTAATTCACTTGAAGCCAGAGATAAAGGTTTTCATCAATTTATAGTAAGAGAAGAACCACGCCTCTTAAGAATATACTTAGATAAGATGTCTTTTTACAATAATAATCAAATAAAAGATAAAATAACAAATAAAAATGATTTAAAAACTGTTATAAAAAATAAAATTAATATTTTTTTAACAAATACAAAAAATGAAATAAATCTATATAAATATGAAAAAAATGAAAATAAATTTGAAATTTATTTTGCTACGATAAAAAATCTGGAAAATGGAAAATATAAATTTATAAAATCAAATTCAAAAACATATAATGGCATTTCAGAAAATGATTACTTATTTGATATATTGCAAGAAATTGTAACAAAAGAAAAGTTTAAAAAAATAGAAAATGATTTTTTAGATAAAACAATCAATGAAATAATGTTTTATTTTAAAAATGAAGAAAATATTGAAGATTTAAATTATGAATTAATTCCAATAGAAGTAAAAGATTTATCTGAATTTAAATTTGAGGAGTGATAATGAAAAAATACACAAAGTTTGAAATTCAAAAAAACAATTTAAAATTTATTGAAATACACGATATAGTTAAAAAAGATTTTAGTTTTAGGTGTTATATAGAATTGAAAAACGGTGAAATTAATAGAAATAAAAACTCAATATATATAACAAATAGAAATCAATTAGAAAAAAAATTAAAATATTGGTATATTATATTGCATTTTTTTTAT